CGCGATGTCGGCTCAAGTCGTGCCAATCCCGAGCGAGAAGCCATGCGAATAAGGCTTTCTCCGTCGCTCCCTCGACTAGGAGCACGCGGTCCGCGAAAAACATCGAGGCCCGCTCGGAATCCAACCAGAGCTGATAGCGGAACCGCTCTTCTTGCTCCGCGATCGCGGCATCCTCGTTTGCTCCCCGCAACAAGTCTCTCGCTTTGCCTTTCGTGTTATCCGGAACACCTGGATCATTGACGTAGGCCTCCAGCACGGTCTTGAACTCGAGCCCTTGGCCAAGCACGTTGCCAAGATCGGACTTCTTGATCTGCCCGATGCTGCTGACTCCGCTGTTGCGGTGAACACGAACAATCTGGCACAGGTCGTCAGCCACCTTGCCGACGAAAATGGGGGAGTGGCTAGTGACGATGACCTGTTGCGTAGCTCCCGCTCCCAGTCTGCGCAAGTGGTAGGCCATGTTCTCCTGCTGCGCGGGATGCAAGAAGGCCTCCGGCTCCTCAAAGAGAATGAGGGTGAAATCCGGGTCGAACTCCTTTTTCGCCGCCGCCTTGCTCTCGGAAAAGCTCGGGGCGAGCTTGATGAGTTCGTATAGGAACGACCGCTGGAACCCATGCCCGTAGCGGTCGAGAGCAAAAGACGTCTCCCCCAGCATCGCATCTACGAAACCATGCCGGATTAGATTCTTGGTGATGTCCTCCGGCGCGACTGGGTTGACGCCCATATCGAAACGAATGCCCCACTGATCAATGGCTTGATTAATAGGCTTGGAAATCTTCGATAGGAAACCCTCCTCACCGCGCGCCTCGTCGTTCAACTTCACGAATGCGCCCTCCATTTCCTTGAAGGCAGGGCTATCTGCGACCACGCGTTTCAGCATTAGGTTGAGCATGTCCCGCAAAGGCGACGGGCCGCTGGTTTTCATCTGCTCTGCAGCGGTGGTAAGTGCAGGGACGTAGATGATGCTGCCGACCTTAGCCGTTCCAACGTTTTTCGCACCGTAGAACAGGTCTTTCTCCAGCTCACCATTGATGACAGCGTAAATGTTGCTTTGGCTCGACTTAAACCTGTCCTTTTCCTTGGATGCAAAGTAGCGACGTACGACAAGGATCTGATCTGGCATTCCTTCCTTGTATTTGTCCGCCAGCCCTTCCCACTCGCCGTCGGTCAGATCTAAGGTCAGTTCGACCCACGACTCATCAACCTGGCCATCCTTCATCTTCGGAATGTCGTCGCCGGAGTGCTTGAAATCCTCATAGAACGCACGCAGCGCGGAAATGATATTGCTCTTTCCTGCATTGTTCGCGCCCACGATCATCGTGTAGTCGTGAACCTCGATGTCGGCGTCAACAATGGAACGAAAATTGCGAATTCGCAGGCGGCGGAGTTTCATTGTGGTTCCCCTATCGTCCCATCCGAGGGACTCCCTGCAGTATCAAACTATCAGAGGCCCTTAGCTAGTCGGGCTAGGTTCTAGGTAGTGCGATCTAAAATGGACATTGGACAACCGCGATTTGGGTCCGGCATCGAGCGCCATAAGCAGGCTCGTCGCGAGCTGTGTAGCTGGTTGCGTTGTGCAGATGTGTGCCACCCTTCCGGTAAACATGGCACGCAGAAACGGCGAACGTGGCCGGCATGTCCACTGCTTCCGACATGCTTGCCAGTTATCTCGCCGCCGAGTCGGCGATCCTGCGGGGCCAAAAATACCGCTGGGGCGATCGCGAGCTAACCCGTGCCGATTTGGCCATGGTGCAAGCCGGACGCCGCGAGTGGGAGCGCAAAGCTGCCGCTGAGTCACGCGGTGGTGGACGGGCCGGCATATCGCTGGCCAACCTTTCCCGCATGCCCATGGCGCCCGAGGGCGGCGAGGGCGATTATCCGTGGCGCGGCCGATGAGCGCGGTGAGGAAACCCGCACTCATAGAGCGCGCGATTTTCGCGCTGTCGCCGTCGTGGGCGGCCAACCGCGCACAGAGCCGCCTGCGCGCTCAAGCGTATGGCAACGCCTACGATGCGGTGAACCACTCGCGCCTGCGCAAGCGCCAGCGCGATTTCGGCAGCGGCAACAACGTCGCCGGCCTCGCGCACCGTGAGCTGCGCGACATGGCCCGCAACCTCGACCGTAATCACGACCTGAGCCGCGGCATCCTCAACACGCTGGTGCGCAATGTCGTTGGCCCCACCGGCGTCGGCGTCCAGCCGCAGCCGCGTGATGCCGATGGCAACGTGCTGATGGATCTGGCTGAGCAGCTCGATGAGCTGTGGCAGCAGTGGAGCCTGCAGCCGGAAGTCACCGGTGAATTGAACCGCGCGCGTGCCGAACAGCTGATGGCGCGCACGTGGTTTCGCGATGGCGAAGGCCTGTGGCAATACCTGGAGGGCTCGGTGCCCAAGCTCAGCCACGGCACCAGCGTGCCGTTTTCGCTGGAACTGCTGGAGCCCGACCTGCTGCCGATCGACTACAACGACAGTCAGAAAAACATTATCCAAGGCATCGAGATTGATGCATGGGGCAAACCGCAGGGCTACTGGTTTTACAAGCAACACCCCGGCGATCCGTTCGTGGCTATGCCCACGCTCAAGCGCCTGGCCACCGATCGCGTCGGGCACATCAAGCTGGTGGACCGCATCGGCCAGCGCCGTGGCGTCAGCCTGTTCGCGAGCGTGTTGGCTCGCCTCGATGACCTGAAAGACTATGAGGAAAGCGAGCGCATTGCCGCACGCATCGCTGCCAGCATGGCCGCCGTCATCAAGAAAGGTGACGCGCAGTGCTACGAGCCCGAAAAAGCGGGCCAGCCTCGCAGCATGAACTTTGCCCCGGGCATGATCTTTGACGATCTGCTGCCGGGCGAGTCGGTGGAAACCATCGACAGCAACCGACCGAACCCGAACGCCGTGACCTGGCGCGATGGTCAGATTCGCGCGGTGGCATGCGGTACCGACGTGAGCAACAGCAGCGCCAGCAAAAACTACAACGGCACCTATAGCGCGCAGCGACAGGAGCTGGTCGAACAGGACGCCGCCTATGGCGTGCTTCGTCAGGCGTTCATTGATCAGTGCACCAGCGAGGTGTACCGCCGGTTTGTTGCCGCATGTCTCGCTGGCGGACTGATCAAGCCCGTCAAGGGCATGAGCTTTGCCCAGCTCAACCATGCGGTGTACATGCCGCCGGTGATGCCGTGGATTGACCCAATCAAAGAGGTCACCGGCTGGCAGATGCAGGAGGACCGCTGCTACATCAGCGGCGCCGAGATCGTGCAGCGGCAGGGCCGCAACCCGGCCGACGTGATCCGCAGTCAGGGTAAATGGCAGGCCGACCTCAAGGCCGCCGGCATCGTCACGCAAGACGCGCCCACCGCCCAGCCCACTTACAAAAAGCAGCCACCACTGGCCGAGGACACGCCGGAACAGGTCGCCACCCCCGAGGCCACAGCCCATGCGTAAACACTCCCTCTCACTTGCCATTGCTGGCCTGATGGCGGCCTGCTCGCCGCACGCGCGCCTTTGCGGTGCATTCGCCGCCGCCGATGGCAACGTGCCCACGATCCGCCCGCTGATGGTGCTGCGCCCGGTCGCCAACACCACCGAGGCCGAGTTGCTGGTGTATGGCGATATCGGCGACAGCTGGTGGGGCGAATCGGTCACCGCGCTGAGCGTCGTGCAGCAGCTGCAGGCGCTGCCTGGCAACACCACGCAGATCAATGTTCGGATCAACAGCTATGGCGGCAGCGTGAGCGACGGCATCGCCATCTATAACGCGCTCAAGCGGCACCGTGCTCGGGTGGTGGTCACTGTTGACGGTGTGGCCATGTCCAGCGCCAGCCTGATCGCGATGGCTGGCGACGAAATCCAGATGCCGGCCACCTCGCTGTTGATGATCCACGCACCGTGGGGCGTCGCGCAGGGTAATGCGCAGGACATGCGGGTCATGGCCGACGTGCTGGACACCTATGCCCAGGCGATGGCTGGCGCCTATGCGAACAAAACCGGCAAGCCCAACGCCGACATGCTGGCGCTGCTGTCGGATGGTCAGGACCACTATTACACCGGCGAGCAATCGGTCGCCGAGGGTTTCGCTGACGCTCTGGTCGACGTCACCGCCGACCTCGGCGACGAGACGGACGACCAGAACGCGAACGCTCGCGCCGCTGGCGTCCATCGCCTGCTTGCCGGTGCGCCCGATCACATCAAGCAGATCGCTGTGGCCGCTGCTGCCCGTCATCCGGCCGCGCTGCCCGAACAGGCCAAGCCGCGCATGCGCATGCCGGCGGGTTTCGATGCGCAACACCTTGAACAGGCGCTGGCATCCGCCAGCGGTCAACAGGCCCTGATGGCCGCACTCACCACGGCCGCCACGGCCGACTCTGGAGACGTAGATATGAAACTTCGCAAGCTGTTTGCCGCGGGCTTCCGCAACAAGCTCGGCGCGGACGGTGGCGAAGGTGGCGCCGGCTCTGCCGCGACCGTCGCCGACGTCCACGCCGCGCTGCGCACCCGCAACGAGGAGATCAAGGCTGTGCTGGAGCCTTACATGCGCCGTGAAGGTGTCAGTGCGCTGTACACCGCCGCGTTGGCGGATCCCTCGGCCACCGTCGACAGCGTGCGTGCCAGCTTGCTGCCGATCCTTGGCGGCGCCGCCGAGCCGGCGGGCAGCACGATGCACGTTCAGATGGGCGCCAGCGAAAACGACAAGATGCGCGGCGCGGCGGAGCAGCTGCTGATGGCGCGCTATGGCCTGATCCATGGCGACGCCGCCGTGGCCGCACGACAGGGTAATCCGTTCGGCAGTGCCTCACTGATCAGCATGGCCGAGCAGATGCTGGTCCGCGCCGGCGCCAATACCCGCCACATGGGCCGCGAGGAAATTGCCCAGCGTGCGCTGGCCGCGGGCGGTCAGACCACGAGCGATTTCCCGGTGCTGCTGGAGAACGTGCTGCACAAGGCGCTGCTTGGCGGCTACTCCGCCTCGGCATTCACCTGGATGCGCTTCTGCACCATCGGCACCTTGATCGACTACCGCCCGCACAGCCGTTATCACCTCAGCTCGTTTAGCGATCTGAAAGTGGCCAATGAACGCGGCGAGTATGAGAACGGCGTGCTGGGCGATGGCGCGAAGGAAACCATCCAGGGCAAGCGCAAGGGCCGCATTCTGGAGATCACCCCGGAAGTGCTGATCAATGACGACCTCGGTGCGCTGATCCGGGTGTCCGGCGCGCTGGGGCAGGCCGCGGGCCGCACCATCGAAAAAGACGTTTACAGCCTGTTCGCCGCGAACGGTGGCAACGGCCCGACGATGAACGACGGCAAGCCGCTGTTTCACGTCGACCACGGCAACATCGCCGCGACCGGCGGCGTGCCGAGCGTCGCCAGCTTCGATGCGGCACGCACCGCGATGGCGGGGCAGATGGACCCGGGCGGTAACGACTTCCTCGATATCACCCCGGCCATCTGGCTCGGGCCGTTGGCGCTCGGCGGCTCCGCCCGCGTGATCAATCGCGCCGA